GATAAGACCCGATCCCAGTTGATGAACGACCGGAAACGGTACGCCCGCAAGTACCTGTACCATGAGCGGTCGTTTGGGCCGGCAGGGCGTGAAGCCCTGGAATCCGACGAGGATGGCCGTCTGGTTCCCGTGTTGGATGAGAACAAGTCGCTGTCGGATGTGGTCATTCCGATGCCGCAGTCACCGATTTCGCCGGAGATTTACTCTTACAGCGAGATCATCGAAAATGACATCAACACGGTGTCGGGTGTGTCGGAGTATGCCAGGGGCGCTATGCCCGAGATCAGGCGTACAGCAACCGAGGCGAGTATTATTGCTGATGCTCAGAACGCCAGGGCTGCCGACAAGTTGGCGATCATCGAGATTTCGATTTCGGAGATGGGCCGGCGGGTTATCCAGTTGATGCAACAGTTTATGACTGGGGACGAGATGGCCCGTGTCGCCAAGAAGGGCGGCGAATCGTTGTGGGTTCCGTATAGCCGCGACGACATCCTGGGCGAGTACGATTTCAGCGTCGAGGCCGGTTCAACACAGCCGATGAATGACACGATTCGCAAACAGCAGGCTGTATCCCTACTGAATGCTATTGCTCCGTTGGTGGGCACGGTGATCGATCCGACGGCTCTCGCTATTCATGTGTTGGAGGATGGTTTCGGGATCAAGGATCCGCAGAAGTTCATAATGGAACAGGGGCCGCCGCTTCCACCGGATGATATGCCGGTAGATGAAGCCGCCGCTCTTGAAGGCGGCCCTCTGCCGCCAGGGGGGCCACCTGTGCCTGCACCTCCCCCAGGTGCTGGTGTGCCCCCCGTATTCGCACCAACGGGCGGTGTGCCGCCCGAGTTGATGGCTCAACTCGAAGGCCAGATGGGCTTACAGTTACCTTCTTTGGGTTAGCCTGGGACAACGGTTGCCGTCTATTAGGAGCAACTACGGACTCCGAGGGCTAGTGCCCACAGAACATAGAAGGAACGGAACCCATTACGATGGACACTCCAGAATCTTCCACCGAGGTAGCAGCGGAACCTACTGGTTCGACATACACCGTCAAAGTTGATGGTGCAGAGTCAGAGGTCACCCTAAGCGAACTTCAACAAGGATACCAACGTCAGGCGGATTACACCCGTAAGACGCAGGAGTTGGCATCCGAACGTCAGCGTTTGGAGCAGGCCGAGGCGATAGTTTCGGCTTTGGAAGCGGACCCTGAGGGTGCGCTTACAGCGTTGTCAACAGCGTTCGGCATCGAGGACAGCCGGCAGCCTTCTTCCACCGATGAGTGGGAGGATGAACCGGATCCTCAGGAGCAGCGCATCGCTTCTTTGGAAGCGACGGTGGCACAACAGACGAGGGCGTCAAGACAAACGGCTTTGGAGAAAGAAGTCGCTGTCCTCCATAGCAAGTACGGTGATTTCGATGCGGATGCCCTTTACAGGCATGCGCTTTCTAATCGGATCCCGAACTTGGAGGCTGCGTACGCTCACATGAACTTCGGATCTTTGGCGACTTATGCAGGGAAACTGCATGAGGAGCGAGAGATAACCGAATCAAAGCGTAGCGCCAAGGTGGAGAGCGGCACCTCACGCCAGGCTGGTGTAGTCACCAGCACGGCATCGGAGAAACCGATGTCGATTCGTGAGGCTTTCGCCAATGCCAAGAAAGAACATGGCACCTAGACCTAAGGAGTAAGAATCATGGCGGGTAACGCCAACTTTGATGAGATTCTTTCTACCACCCTCAAGAACTACATCCCGAAACTGACAGATAACATCTTCAGTGCCAGGCCGTTGTTCTACGCTCTGACGAACGGCCAGACCATTCGTCGGATCAGTGGTGGAGCGAACATCATCGTACCGATCATTTACGGTACAAACTCAACTGCCGGCTCGTACAGCGGCACAGACACCATCGATATCACGGCTCAGACAGGCATCAGTGCTGCTGAGTACGACTGGGGGCAGTACGCCGCCACGGTGACGATCAGCGGTATCGAGGAAGCCAAGAACAACGGCGAAGCACAGATCATCGATCTGCTGGAAGGCAAGATTTTCCAGACGCAGGAAACCGTTATCGAGAACATGAACACCATGTTCTGGGCTGACGGCACTGGCAACAGCAGCAAGGACTGGAACGGCATAGGCAACATTGTCGGCGGAACCGGTGTGACCCTTGGTGGAATCGACCCGACTGGTGCAGGCAACTCCTGGTGGAAGTCCACTGAGGTTGATCTGAGTGGCGCGCTCACTCAGGCCAGCATGGCTAACGTGTATAACACCATTTCGGTTGGTAATGACCAGCCGACTATCGTTATCACCACGCAGGCTTTGTACGAGAAGTACGAAGCACTCCTGGAGGGCCAGATTCGGTACACGGATACCGATATGGCTGACGGCGGGTTCCAGAACCTGCTGTTCAAGGGTGCACCCGTAACCTTCGATGACGGGTGTGCATCTGGTCAGGTGGTGTTCCTGAACACCAAATACCTGCAGTTGGTTGCTCATAGCGATGTCTGGTTCAAGCCGACACCGTTCGTGCGCCCAACCAACCAGGACGCCGTGTTCTCACAGTTGCTTTGCTATGGGCAGTTGACATGCAGCAACCGTGCACGACAGGGCTTCATGCACTCAGTCACCTGATCCTGATGGGACGAGGATTCGCTTACGCTTACAAGGCTGGCTCACGCCCATACGGGCAGCCCGCTGGCGACAACTTTCGGGATTCGACACCACGGCCTCAAACCGTGGGACCATCCCGCAACGTTCAGCGAGTCAACCCGATAAACAGCGAACCCATTGTTCCAGAATCGGTCAAATGCAGCGCGCTGACCCGCAGCGGGGAGCCCTGTAAAGGGTATCCCCCTGCGGGCAGCGACCTGTGCGTCTTCCATAGGGAGTAGTTATGGACATCTCGACCATGCGGTCGTATGTCCGCTCTGTGGTGGATATTGATACCGCCGACATCACCGACGACACCCTCAACCGTTTCCTGGGCGAGGGATACGACGTGATCGTCTATTCGGAGAAACGGTGGCCGTTCTTCGAGGTATCAACCACGTTCGACACAGTAGCGTCGCAGAAGGACTACACCCTGGCTGTTGTTGGAGCAGCCGTAACGGGTGGTCTGCGAGAACTCGCAGCCCTACGCACCGATGACCATGTTGCGACGTATGTGGGCCGCGACGAAGGCGACGTTGTCTACCCGTTGAATGTCACCGGCCAGGGTTCACCTTGGTGGTGGTCGTACTGGGGGGAAACAGTCCGCCTGTATCCCACACCAACTGGCGTCGAGACAATCTACGCACGCGGGTACAAGAACCCGACCACGTTCGGGGCTGGTGTGTCCGATGCGACCGAACCATCGGATCTGCCTGATCCGTTTCATATCGTTGTCGCCACTTACGGACTCGCCCGTGCTTACGAGCAGCAGGAAGATCCGACGATGGCGGCGCAGTATTTCCAGATATTCAACCAGGAACTCGACAACCTCAAGGCCCGCTACGACGACATGCCGGCACCACAGCCGGTGCTGTTGAACAGCCGGAATGCGTCACGTTGGCGGTCCCAGGTGATCCTCCCGAACCGTCTACGCTATTCCTGGGAGTGACCAGTGCCTGGTCAGTTCAAGTTAGAAACTCTGGAATCGTTCACTGGTGGTCTGAATCTCCGCACTGACCAGTTCAACCTCGAAGACAACGAATCACCGGATCTTCTGAATGTTCTCGTCGACCCCCGTGGCGGCATTCGCATGCGGGACGGTGTCGACCGGCGCAACACAACCGCTCTCAGCGCCGACGTGCAGGGTATTTGGGCGCTTCACACGGATGCCGGCACCAGCCACCTGATGGTCAACTACGGCACCAAGGTCGCCTATTCTGCCTCGTCGAACTTCACGGACCTGACCGGGATCACGGCCCGCACCGATGGTTCCAGGGTTTATGGCATGACTATGAACAATGTGGCATACGGCGTGTCCTACGACAAGGTGTCGTTCAAGTGGGATGGTTCATCAGCCGCTGACCTGGGGGTGACCCTGGATGGTTCAGCCGGCAACTTCCCCCAGGCCCAGTATGTGGCGTTCTGGAACAACTTCGCGTGGGCCGCGTACACCTACGAATCGGGTACCGGCTACAAGTACCGAGTGCGGTGGTCGAACGCCAACGACCCGGAAAAGTGGTCATCAACCGACTTTGTCGACATCGACAAGGGCGAACACGGCGACTACATCACCGGCCTGTGCCCGATGGGCGACAGGTTGCTGGTCTTCAAGTCGAACAGCGTCTACGCCATTTTCGGGTTCGATTCGGATTCGTTCCAGGTTGTCACCCTCACGGACAGTGTCGGGTCGGTTCCGCTGTCTTCTCCCGTGTCGACTCCATACGGGGTGTTTTTCTGGTACGCCGACCAGGGCGTCTTCTCCTACAACAGAGAGAACTTCGCCTGGACGTTCGACAAGATTTCTCCGGCTATCGAGGATGGTCGCATCTCGTTTGCGTCGAATCCGCAACTGGCGTGGGGCAACCAGAAGGTGTACGTCAGTGTCGATTGGACAGAGGCCGGCGTAACGACTCGACGGACGTTTATCTATGATCCGACTTTGGGGCCAACGGGCGCCTGGGTGTTGACGGACATTGACGCTGCCCCCCTGTATTCTTACCGGCCTCCAAACTCCACACCAACGGTTTACGCCGGCTGTGTGGCGAACACGGGGATTGTTGTGGATGTCGAGGACGAGCAGAACCGTACCAGCGACCGGTATGTGGGCTCTACAGAGGTCCATATCGTGTCGCATTTCTTCACCCGGTGGATGACCGGTAAGAACCCGATTGTGAAGAAGCGGTGGGGTCGACCGCGGATGGTCACATCCGCGGAGGCGACAATCACGTTGCCGGTGCTGATTTACAAGGATTACGACAAGTCGGCCCAGTCGAACTCGTTCACCGTGGATGTCCTGGGGAAGACTTCTACGTCGAGGTGGGATACGGCCAGGTGGGATGACGCCGATGAGGATTCGGCGTATTGGGCTGCGTGGGACGCTATCGCCCAGTCATTGACTGCGGATGTGGTGAATCTGCCGACTCTTGGGACGGCTAAGAGTGTAAGTATGAAGGTTAGTGGGCCAACGTCGGATAATCATTGGGAAGTCAATGCGTTGGCTTTCACCTATACGCCAAGGAGACTCAGGTAGATCATGGCAACTCTCGCTGTAACAAACTCGTTCTCCGCTGGAACGACCATCGTCGCAGCGGACATGAACGAGAACTTTGACGACGTTGAAGCGTTCGTCAACTCGACACCTGGTGTCGTCCAGAATGACATTGTTGACGCCAAAGGCGACATCATTGCGGCTACAGCCGCTGATGCGGTATCCCGTTTGGCGGTGGGTACGGACACTTACGTTCTGACTGCCGATTCGGGCGAGGCAACGGGTCTGATTTGGGCGGCGCCTACGACCGGTGACATCACCGCCGTTGTGGCGGGAACGAACATCAGCGGGGGTGCGACCAGTGGGTCGGCTACCGTAAATCTGGCGATTGACGCTGCCGTGGATGTTGGTGTTGACGGCACGGGAGTTGATGTTTCTTTCCATAGCGGAACTGCTGGCGATCTCATGTTGTGGGATGCCAGCGACAAGGCGTTGGAGTTCACAGACGCGAAGATCACGATGGGCGACAACCTCATCGAAACACCGGAGTTTATTGATTACGCCGAATCCGTCAACGTCGTTGGCGGTACCGGTGGTGGGACACAAGATTTCGACATTGCTTTGGGCAATGTCCACACGGCAACAGTTGATACGTCAACGAACACATTCACGTTCAGCAACCCGTCTGCTACAGGCAAGTCGTGTTCGTTCACTTTGATTCTGACCAATGGTGGGTCGCAGACGGTGAACTGGCCCGCCGCAGTTGACTGGGCTGGGGGAACCGCTCCGACGCTTACTACGTCAGGTATTGATATTCTTACGTTTATGACGATTGATGCTGGGACCATTTGGTATGGCTTCTTGGCGGGGGCGGACATGAAGTAATGCCTCTTGGAGCGGCTAAAGCCGCGTTGCTTGGCGCATCTGGTGGGGCTGCTGGCATGACGGCGTTTGGTGGGATCATCACGCAGTATGAGGATTCTGGTACGACGTACCGGGTCCACACCTTCAGGGGTTCAGGCAAGTTCTTTGTGTCTGCTGGTGCGGCTGATGTGGATTACCTGATCGTCGCAGGCGGCGGTGGAGGTGG